GGCTGGATCAAACCTGTGGCCTATATGACAGAACGTGAACTTCTTATTTCAGGATTATCTAATGGTTAAACGCATAGGCTTTGCCTGCAAATGGATCGATGGCCCGTCACAGATCGATGGTATTAAATCTACCGACCCTGCTAAAATCTATAACACAGGTACTACTACTGTAGCCTGGTTAAATAGACAGACACAAGATGTAGCAGTAGATCGATTATGGTCATTAGCAAAACAAAACATTGAATCTACAAGACTGCTTGTAGAAAAGGTAGGTAGTTTAGATGAAGATCTTAGAATGGTACGACTCAGTAGTGACATACTTCCTGTATACACTCAGTCTGATTGGCGGTGGTTCTGGCAACGGAGTGACGTTAGAGATTTTTGCCAAAGAGAATTTGCCCGAGTGGGTGATGTGGCTCGCAAGAATAATGTTAGGCTTAGTTTTCATCCTGGCCAGTTTTGCGTGTTGGCGTCTGATAGGCCTGATGTAGTAGAACGATCGATAGAGGAGTTTGAATATCATGCAGACATGGTACGCTGGATGGGATACGGTAAGTCGTTCCAAGACTTTAAGATTAATATACATATCGCTGGACGACTTGGGCCAGACGGCGTTAGGGCGGCATATAAACGTCTTAGTGTAGAAGCACAAAATTGTATTACTATTGAAAATGAAGAAAATGCTTGGGGACTAGATGACTGCCTTACTCTTTCTGATACTATCCCTATTGTGCTTGATATTCACCATCATTGGGTCCGAGAAGGAGAATATCTCGACAGTAATGATCAACGAGTACAAAAGGTTATTGAAAGTTGGCGTGGCTTGCGTCCTACTTGTCATTATAGCGTATCTCGCGAAGATGTACTCGTAGACCACTGTCCTAGCACACTACCCAACTATAAGAATTTATTAGAAACTGGACACAAGAAAGCAAAACTTAGGGCTCATTCAAACTTCTACTGGAATACAGCAGTGAATGAATGGGCTCTAAGTTTTAGGGACAAATTTGATATTATGTGCGAGAGTAAAGCAAAGAATCTTGCTAGTCAAGCACTATATCGAGAGGCGTTAAGCCTTGGGCTTTGATTGCTTTGGTTTGCGTGGGCCTTTCTTAGCAGCTGGTTTTTTAGGCGCAGCTTTTTTAACAGGCTTAGCAATTGATTCAACAACTGCTTCAGTGGCTTTTTCTGCAACTGAAGTAGCTGGTACTTCGACCTTATACGGTGCTTCGTTCGCCGTATCTGCAGGCTTAGAACCAAAAATTTTCTTTAATAACGATAACATAATAAAATCTCCTTGTGATACTATTTACATTCTTGCGTAGGGTTAAATACAAATATGAGTTATAACTTTATTAAGTGGACTAAAAATAACACTGTGCTAGCTGAAGCAGTGGGATCTACTGAATTAGTGCAAAATAAATTGCAATATACAAAATCAGACTTAGATCCTTGCATTTCAGAAGATACAATGAATTATCATTTTGGCAAATTAGCTAAAACCTACGTTGATAGATTTAATGCAGGTGAAGGCGATCCTGATTTTAATTTTGCTGGTGCGGTTTTACACAACATTTTATTTGCACAATATCAAATTCCTAAACAGGCAAATGAACCAGATGGCACTTCTAAGCAGTTTATAGAAGAGCATTATGGAACTTTCAATAAGTTCAAAGAAGAATTCCTCTCAGTGGCCATGGGAATACAAGGTAGTGGATGGGTCTACCTTGCTAAGAATGGTAGTATTAAGACCATTAAGAACCATCAATTAAAGAGCGATATAATTCTTCTCATTGACTGGTGGGAACATGCCTGGGCCTTAGATTATCAAAGTGCCAAAGACAAGTACCTCGAAAATCAATGGAAGATTATCAACTGGTCAGTTGTAAATGACCGATTACAAGGAGAGTAAAAATATGTTAGATACATTACTATGGTTAGCAGTTGGTGCATTTATTGGTTGGAATTTCCCTCAACCAGAATTTGCTAAAAGTATTCAAGCAAAAGTTTTAGGTTTATTTAAGAAATAATATGGCATATTCTGAAAAAGTACTAGACCATTACGAGAATCCTCGCAATGTAGGTAGCTTTGACAAGAATGATTTAGATATCGGCACAGGCATGGTGGGAGCACCTGCCTGTGGTGATGTTATGAAGCTACAGATTAAAGTTGACGACAACGGAGTTATTACTGATGCGAAGTTTAAGACTTATGGTTGTGGTTCTGCTATTGCCAGTTCTAGTCTTGTCACTGAGTGGCTCAAGGGCAAGAACCTGGACGAGGCCCAATCCATTAAAAATAGCGACATCGCTACTGAACTTGCGTTACCGCCCGTTAAAATCCACTGCTCAGTATTGGCAGAAGATGCGATTAAAGCTGCGGTAGCCGATTATAAAACTAAACATGATAACACTAACTGAACTAGCAGCATCTAAAGTTAAAAAGAATCTAGAAGCCCGCGGACACGGGTTAGGAATTAGAGTAGGTGTAAAAACCACAGGGTGCAGCGGTATGGCGTATGTTATCGAATATGTTGATGTTCCTCGGGTAGAGGATATTAGTTTTGTTAGTTATAGTGTACATGTATTTGTTGATCCAAAAAGCCTAACTTATCTTGACGGTGTTGAAATGGATTGGGTTCGCAATGGACTTAATGAAGGGTTTGATTTCAAAAATCCTCAAGAAAAAGCACGATGTGGTTGCGGAGAATCCTTTACAGTTTAGTACTTGCCCACAGGTAAATTAGTACTAGCCGGCATATCCCAAATTTTCTTCTGCTCTACTCCTTTACGTTGAGCAAATCTTTTAGCATCACAATCTTTACAAACATGAAAGTAATTATTGCTTAATCTCTTGCGATCAACTTTTCGTACATCTCTTTCAAATTCTGCATCACAATTGTCACAACGAAACATTGCTATAGTTTTAGTACGCTTGTAAGTGTGTGTTACACCTAGTTTGCTGGTTCTAGAGTAGTTGTTTTTCTGTCTTTTAGTCGTTAGAAACATCAAGTATTTACATTAGGCTTATAAAATATTGGGCTAAATACTAGAGAAAGTTTTATTCTTAGGATCAGCCATGGCAAGAAAAGTTATTGATGTAGGTGTTGTTGGTAATGACGGCACCGGTGATAGTATACGCGATTCGTTCCGAAAGGTTAACGATAACTTTAGGGAACTGTATAGTTCCCTGGGGCTCGGTGAAAGACTAACCTTTATTGGGCTTGACGACACTCCTAGTTCATTTGCAGGACAAAATGACCCAACTACTGGCAGTACTCCATTATTAACTATTAATAATACAGAGTCAGGAATTGCATTTAAGGCATTAGTACCTGGTACAGGCATGCAAATTGACTATATTTCCAACCCTGATCAGATTACTCTTAACGCTGAATTCTCATCAGTACAAGGTGACCCTTCTCCGCGATTAGGTGGCAATCTTAATGTTGCAAAAGCAGGTGGTGGTACACCAGGTGAAGAAAGCTGGCGCATTACTAATCTTATAACTCCTAAAACCTCCGATGAGGCGGTAAACAAAGCCTATGCCGATAGTAAATTATCGCGAGCTGGTGTAGATACTTTTGACCCTGCATTAGACAGAGTTAACTCAGCGTTAGGTTATATGAGCGGTCCATTAATTTTATCAAGATCGCCCGAACCTGAAGATGATCAATTATACGCCGGGTTAATTGCAGCTACTAAATCATACGTAGATAGTTCTGCGTTTGGTAGCGTTGCTAACCTTTTTGTAGCAACTTCCGGTCAAGACGAACGTCCTGGTATCTCAAAACAATATCAAGGTCGTGCATTGGCCTATGCATACCGTTCTCTAGAAGCAGCATTAAAACGTGCTGAAGAATTAATACTAGATTCAAGATTAGAAATCGGACCATATAAGAAAACTCTAACATTTAATAACGGTGCAGGAGTTTGTACATTAGCACTAGCTCCATATTCCTCACCGGTATCAGGATCAGGGTTTGCTGGAACAATACGCATGAGTGTTGATACAGTAACCCTTACTTCTCCAGACGATAAAAACTATTATGCAGGCGACATTTTAACTATTAATGGTGGAACATTAGCACCAGGTGGGGGCGGAGCAAAAGTTGAAGTATTAACAACTGCAACTACTCCGGGTAAAATATTAACATATAGAATTATTTCAACAGGTGCATATTCTATCCTACCTGGATCAACTAATGTAGGTGCAACAATTACAACATCAGCTGCACCTCCTAGTGTTGGTGCAATTGGTGAGCTTGCACAATTTTCTATAACTTATAAAGTAAATTCTGTTGCTATTACCAGCGGCGGTACTGGTTACAGTTTAGTATCAGTACGTATTACTGGCGGTGGTGGTGCTGGTGCGTTTGGTACTGGTGTAGTTACCGGTGGCGTTGTAAGCAGCATTACTGTAGATGACCAAGGTAGCGGGTTCACTAGTATTCCTACCTTATCAGTTGACCTACCACGCTTTGCTATCCGCACAGACAATTATAGAACAGACTTCACTGGTGATGTATTAACTGATACTCCAGAAGCCTATCGTGGAAGAGATATACGCGAAGGACTTTATCTTAGCGGTGTTACTAGCGGCGCATTAGCGCAGATATTAGGGCATAGTGGCGAGCTTGATAGCTTTGGTAACGAGCTGTTTGACGTTGACATTAAGTACGGTGCATTTGAAGTTGGTGAACCAATTGCCTACGGCGACATTACAAAAAATACACAAATTACAATATTGGTAGAAAGTGGTATCTACGAAGAAAATTTACCTCTTAAGATTCCACAAAATGTATCGGTAGTTGGTGACGAGTTTAGACGTTGTATCATTAGACCAAAACAGGGTATTAGTTCAAGCCCATGGGCATTTCAAAAATTCCGTAGAGATCTTACAATTGACGGTATTACAACTGCTACTCAATTATTTGGTTATCATTACTTAACAGATACTTCGCTACCAGTTTATGACAAAGTTAGTAACCCAGGTGCATTTACTTCTGCTGCTGCTTTATTAACATTGAATCGACCATTCATGCAAGAAGAAATTACTTCGTGGATTGCATATCAAGTCACTAATAATATTGCACCATTTACCAGCTCGTTTGATTATAATTCAGCGTTGTGCAAACGAGATGTTGGTTTAATTATTGACTCACTTATCTTTGACTTGAAGTGGGGAAATTACAATCGTACAATGTCAGCGGCGTTGAAATACTATCAACAGGCCAGTGACCTAGGTGATCCAGCGGTTGCTATTGGCGTTCAATTAGATGAGACCGTGGCAGCAATTGAAAGACTTAATGTAATAATGATTTCAGTAATTGCAAACACTGCAATTACAGGGTCACGTCAATCAATATATCCACAAGTTATTGACTTAGCTTACTCAGCAGAAGTTGGATCAAGTACAGTTATCAACGAATTAATTGACGCATTTATCGGTGTTATTGATGGAACCGGTACGGTAAACTTCCCTAAAAACAATGATGCAATGGATATGTTCCTTGCAAATGATGCTGTTCGTTGGCAAGCAATTACTGGACAAGGGCATGGCGGCTTTATGGGTGTACTTGATCCACAAGGACAAATCCTTGCTAAGTCACCTTACTTCCAAGAATGTGCTAGCTTCTCAAAGAGTAACGATCGACAACGATTTGCAGGCGGTATTTTTGTAGACGGATTTGCAGGCAATTTACAATTCCAAATGACTACCATTGTGAGTCCTACAAGAATTCAAGTTACTGCATTAGATCGATTCCCTAATTTACCATGTAGCTTTATTGTTTTTGATAGTGTATATAGAATTAACTATGTTCGTGACTTTGTTTATGACAAAGACGGATCAAGTGCTACATTTATTTTAGATGAAACAACTCCGTGGCCGTTTGACATTTTTACTTACGATTCAGCTGCGTGTTATCGAGATACTGGGTTAATTATTGACGGCTTAGGTTACGGCATTGTGTTTGGTACTAACTATCATTCACGTAAAGCTGGATTAACTTATCGATTAGCAAATGCTGCTGTTGTTATCAACGACCAACGAGAAATTACTCTTAGTGCGATTGAGTTGGCCCATACTATAGCAAAAACATTATTACCTGATTATACTGCTACAATTGATTCAAGCTATCAGGATATAGCTGGAATTATTGAAAGAGGACCTGTTGCTGCTCCAATCCTATCATTCACGCTACCGCCTGGCTTATCAACCAATCTAACCAATGCTTATACATTGTTAATGGCTAACCGAGAGTACATTAAAGCTGAAGTCATTGGTTGGGCCGATGCGCAGATCGCAGGAAACATTGCACCGTTTACAACAGCATTCACATATAACGCTAGCAGATGGACAAGAGATATTGGTTATAATCTTGAAGCATTAATATATGATTTAATCTATGGTGGTAATAGCGAAACTAGAGAAAGCGGGTTAAAATATTTTAATAATTTAACAGGCCTATCAATGTTAGAGCCTGGCGAGCCAGCTAAAATGGCGGCTGCTATTGATTATGCTAATACCATTACACAACGTATTATTCGAAACCTAGCACCAGTAGCAACATACTCAGCATTGAGTAGAACTACAGGTACAGGAGCAAGTGCTACTGAAGCTACTCGTGTTAACACATTAATGTCTGCAATTTCAGCTACCATCACTGGCGGAACTTTAGGGTCTGCGCCAGCACTAGTTGCACCTGACCTAACAGCGTATGCATATACAACTGCTAACAAAAATGCAAGAACATCATTACAATCATCAAAATCAAGCATTCAAACTCAAGTTATTGATTATGTAGATACCAATGGTAACCTATATGAAATCTTAATGCCTGGTAATAGAAGTATGTTGAGCAATGACTATACTCAGGTCAACGACATGGGTTACGGTGCTGTTGCACACAACGGTGGATTAATTGAACTTGTTTCGATGTTTACATATTATTGCTATTGTTCATACTACTCATTAAACGGTGGACAGATTAGATCTGTTGGCGGATCAAGCGCACACGGCATTTACGCTCTTGTAGCAGAAGGATCAGATCCTTTAGAAGTTCCAACTCCAACTACTGCTTATGAAGAATTTTCACAATCATTAAAATGTTATTATCCAAGTCCGTCATATGCTAATACCGCAGGTGGATTGTTCATCTATGTATATGCTTATGATTACACACCACTAGGTGGCAGTGAACTTGAAATTGAACACGCAAACGCTGGAAATCCTTTACTGTATAGATATTCAGTAACATCTGTAACAGTTACAGACCTTCCACCCGGAGTAGCAAGACTTAATATAGGATCTGGTGTAGGATCTGGTTCCGAAGGATTATTTGATCAGGTATCCAGTGATACTAAAATGACCATAAGAATGGGCACACAAGTATTGCTAACTGGCGGACTTGTAGATGTTGCAGTTCGTCCATCTACTGGATTAAAACTTCGAGAAACTGAAGATGCCGTTTATCGAGTATTGCAATTTAGTAGTTACACTGACACTAACGGTCCTTATGAAATTAGTGTATCTGGATCAATATTTAAGGTTACAATTAAGATTATAGCTATTGCCAGTACGTCATTATGTACAACTGCACAAAATCATAAATTAAAAACTGGTGATAAATTTATTGCATCTAGTACGACAAACGGATTTGTTAGCGGCACTACTTACTATGTTACCGATGTTCCAGAATACAATCAGTTTACAGTCTCAACAAGCCCGGGCGGAGTAAGCCCTACACTAACTAATGGTACTGGCCTAAGCATCAAAGGTGCTAAGACTCATAAATTATTAGAAAATTATACTGTTAGTTTTGAATCAACAGGAACGTTACCTAGCCCGTTAGTATCAGGTACGATATACTATGTGCTGTCATCTGATCTTACTGATACTGAATTTGCAATATCAACTATTAAAAATGGCACTGCGATATCAGTCGCTAGCGGGTCTGGAGTACACAGTCTTAGTTTAGAAGGTGTAACTTTAACTAATATTAGAGAAAATTATAACTACATTGACCTCACATTATGGCAGCCAGGTGAATTTACATCTGACTACCCAACTGGTCGTGCTGCTACGATTTCAATAGCAAGCCCGGCGGTAATTTCATTAGCATCACATGGGTTTACTGCTGGCACTGTTATTAAATTTACAAATTCTCTAGGCGGTGTATTGCCAACAGGGTTGAGCACTAATAACAATTACTTTGTATTATCAGCAGGGTTAGGTGCAGGATCATTTAGAGTCAGTCTAGAACCAGGTGGTACAGCCGTTGATACAACAGGATCTCAATCTGGTACACACTATGTTGGTAAGGTTACAGGCCGTGCAGGAGATACAGCATTTGCAGTAGTGCCTGTGGGTAGTGTAGATATTCCAAGGGTTGACGGAAGTAAATTTGTATTCCTTGGTGAAGAATATACAATTTTAGATTATCAACCTGAAACTGTTACGAATGAAGCATTTGCTCGAGTAAACTTGGATCGAGCATTAGTTAATGCTCTAAACGGTTATAGTTCATCTTATACAGTTAAATCCGCTGTGCCAATTCGAACAGGTGGATCGTTAGGTAATTTAACTATTCGTATTTCGTTGACTCGTGTTACATCTCATGATTTATTAGAAATTGGTACAGGATCGTACGCAGACACTAACTACCCAAGCGAAATTTATGGTCCAAGTGTAAATCCAATTAACCCAGATGCAGAAACAGACGAACGAGATGTTGGTCGTGTATTCTATGTAACCACTGACCAATTTGGTAACTTTAGTGTTGGTCCGTATTTCCGAGTTGACCAAGGTACTGGTACTGTTACATTCTCATCAAGTATTGCATTGTCAAACTTAGATGGTATTGGTTTCAAACGTGGTGTTCCTGTATCTGAGTTCTCAACAGACTCGGGCTTTACAGACAATGCAACTGACACTGTTCCAACAGAAAATGCAGCACGTATCTATATTGAACGTAGATTAGGATTAACACACGATGGTAGCCCAGTCACTTCAGGATTACTAATTCCAACAGTTACTGGTGGTTATATGTCACTTGATGGTCAATTGTCCATGAAAGGGACCATGGACCTTGATCAACACAAGATTACTAACGTTACTAATCCAACCGATGCACAAGATGCGGTTAACTTAAGAAGTTTAACTTGGAATAATTTCCAAGACTTCACAGGTACTAATGTTGATGCTGCTGATCTTGTAGTGTTTACTGGGGTTGGCAAAGGATCTATTAATGCTACTGTTGTAGGTGATGTAACTCTTGAGTTACGTCCAAGTATTGATAGTACATTAAATCAACTTGATGTTCAAATCAATCCTGATACAATTATCAACGCTGATGTTAAATCTGATGCTGCAATTGATCAAACTAAATTAGCACTAGACAATACCTATGTTACATCAGCAGCAAGCATTACTGGAGTAAGTGCTGTTGGATCGGGATCTACTGCAACTATTACATTTGCAACTACAATATCACCTGCTCCGTTTAGTCTAGGACAAAGAATCACAATTAGCGGTTTAACTATTGCAGGATACAACGGAACATACACTGTTGCATCATGTAACACCACTACATTAACATATAGCAATACTACAACAGGTTCTGCTACTAGCGGTACAATTAGACCATTCAAAGGTATTGCTAGCTTTAATAGCACACAGTTTGATGCTGATACTGGGTGGGTATCCTTAAAAGAAAACGGCACACCGCTTGCTAAACTTGAACAAGTGGCCGCACAAACTTTATTAGGCAACAGTACTTTAGGTGTAGGTAATGTTACTGCTGTTCCATTTAGTACTGTGGTTGCTAGCGGTGCTGCTGTTAAAAAATCTCAATATTCAACAACAGGTTTCTTGCGTAGAACTAATGCTGTAAGTTTTGCATCAGACAGTGACTATACTATAATTGAAGGTGCGGCAGGTTCAAGTGCCAGTGTTGAAGCCGGCAAGTTGATTATTAGAGATTCGAACGGTGACTTTGGTGGACGCATTGTTGATATTAGTCAACTTAAAATGGACACCAAGATTAGCATTGATACAGCAACTACAGCAACCGGCGGATACATTCGTTACTACGGATATGATACTGCCGGCGGTATTTTAGTACAAAATGGATCATTGGCCGCTGATAAGAAAACTGCATACTGGAATGATTCACATAACTTCAAAACTCAAGACGGTATCTCAGATGCACCAATCACAGCATCTAGCATACAGGCACAGGTACTTACCACTGGCGGTAATACTACTAATGGTACTATCACAGGACGTTGGACATTAACCGGTACTAGTCCAAACGAATCAAGACTACAAGCAACTTACTCTGCTGACCTTGCTGAATACTATGAAGGTGATAAAGAATATGAAGTTGGAACAGTACTTGTGTTTGGCGGCGACAAAGAAGTTACAATAACTGGTGTTGAAGGTGATACTAGAGTAGCAGGTGTTGTTTCTAATACAGCAGCATTTGTAATGTATGATGCTTGTCCAGGACATAAAAACTTAGTAGCACTACAAGGTCGTGTACCATGTAAGGTTGTAGGAAGAATTAAGAAAGGGGATATGCTTGTGACATCTAAAATCCAAGGAGTTGCAGTAGCAGCTGGTAAAGATGTAAAAGTTGGAACTGTAGTTGGCAAAGCATTAGTTGATTATGACAGTGATCATATTGGCACAATTGAAATAGCAGTAGGGAGAACATAATGGCTTTACCAAATAATGATATTAACGTCGGAGCTCCGCCGCTGTTATGGAGCAACGTTAAAGAAGCTTTAGATCAAATTAATGAAAATTTTGATAGCGTTGCCGCTACTATGATGGCGGGCGGGTTAACTCCGGTTAACTTTGATACGCTGAATAGCAATGTATCTCCAGCATATGACAACACATATAGTCTAGGTACATTAGGTACTAATCGTTGGAAGTCGGTGTTCTTAGCAGAGTATCAAGACACCCCCGGTGATCAAGCCAATGGTGTATATATTGGGTCAGCTCAAATTAGAGGTCGTGCTTCTACAATTGAATTGCCAGCGAATTCAACAATAGTTGGCGTGCCGATTAAAGAACCATTCTTTAACAGTATTCAAGTTGATAATGATTTACGAGTTGAAGCAAATACTGTTGCAGCACCATGGGGCGAAGCTGTAAACTTAAATTCTGGTACTGCTATGCAGTTGGTAGTTAGTTCCGGTGCTGATTCAATTACGTTTAATAATACTGGCGTTACAAGATTAAATGGTACTGCTAATCAAATAGGTGTAAGTGCTGCAACAGGTAACATTACACTAACTAATCTTGGAGTATTATCATTAACTAGTACCACTGCATTACCTGCAGGCAGAACTGCAGGTGTGGGTATTAATATAGATAATTCTACAGGTAGTGGCATTAAAATTACCAACACAGGTGTGTTAAGTATTGCTGCTGGTTCCGCTGCAATTAACGTTGACACTGACCTAGCTACTGGTATTGTTACAATTACTAACAATGCTCCTGCAGGTAATACTTTTGGATCTATTATTGTTGACGGCGATAGTTCATACCCTATATCAGCTAACAGCCCAGGCGCTAACTTCAAAGTTAATGCTGGTGAAGGAATAGCATTAGCTAAAGATGTAATTACAGATACAATAACCATTAGAGTAAATCCAGTATTTGATTTAAGAGGTTCGGTGTTTGGCGATGATAGTACTGTTATGGTTAACGCTATTGATCGAGTAATAACTGCTGCTGGCGGATTTATAGGAAACATTGCAGGTAATGTCACCGGAAATGTTGTTGGTAATGTCACAGGAAATGTTGTTGGTAATACAACAGGATATCATACAGGCGAACACAAAGGTTCAGTATTTGGTGATGATTCAACCGTAATTATTGATGGCAATAGTGGTGTAGTGTTTGGAGACATTGAAAACACTACAGTGACTACACAATTTTTAACAGTTGGACAAATTGATCCAGATCCAATCTCAGGTGAGATTTATTTGAACGGAACTGTTTATGGTGACCTACAAGGTGTAGTTTACGGATCTACAGTAGGTCAATTAGAAGGTGATGTGTTAGATGTTAATGGTGATTTATTATTAGATGGTACTAGTAGATTCCTTGATGGTGATGTAAAAGGCAGCGTGTTCGGTGATGACTCTAGTAAGATAGTTGACAGTGTAGAAAATAGAGTATACACAAATTCATTATCAGTTACACAATTTATTAACTTTCCAACCTATGCTAATGCCACTGCAAGAAATGCAGCTATCACAGCGCCAACCCAAGGTATGGTAATTTTAATCATAGACAACGGATCAGCAGCAACTAAACTACAGGCTTATATTAGCAGTAGTTGGATTGATTTATAATTGGAGCGAAAATATGGCACGTAGAATAGTTAGAACATCATACACAATTGATACCCCAACGTTTAATTACGATTTAATGCTACCAATCTGGAAAACGTTTGCTAATCCCGATGATCCAACCTGTAAACCATTTGTTTATCGTAATACAGAAAATCCTAAACCAGAGTTAATTACCGGGTTAGATCCTAATGTTGAAACCCTATTAATCATTAATATTAATGTTACTACTGGAACCTTCGTTGGTGGTGGTAGCATGAATGTAAATCCATCGTATGGTACAAACAGATACTGGGATCCTCAGCGTAATGTTTACCGTAACAGTCGAGATGTAAACACCTATGACTACGGTAAATTAACTCCAACCGACGATTATGGTTGGTTTGGTCCTAGAGGACTACAAGCAAATTTTTATGAAAATGCCGTTACTTTTAGATTTAATCGAGGTGATGCATCTGTTCTTTCTCGTGGTGTGGGCATCGATGGTGCTGTTCATCATTTATCGAGTTTTGGTAGAACGTATCCGGCTTATGAAGGACTAGTTGCCGACAATGCAAATAATTGGATTGTAAAATTTCCTTGTGTAGGTACTGTATCAGCAGAGAATGTAACAGGTCAACCTGGCATAGAACCCGATAATAAAGACAGTGTTGTTACTCATGAACCATTTCCAGGTATGAATCATTTAGGTAGCATGGCTGCTATGCTAATTGGTGTTCCTCCTAGCGACAAATGGAAGGTCCAGATTAATATCAAGAATGCCGGTACTATTTGTGGGTTTGGTGGCGGTGGTGGTGGCGGTGCATATACTGCTGTAGATACCGCTGAAAATCGATACAGAGTTCTTGGCCGAAACTATCTTCCAAGCGATGTTGATGGGGCAAACGGCGGCGACGCGATTGATTGCCGAGCTGGTCAAGATCCTAGCAAATCATACCCTAGCGACTGGATTAAAGTTAATGTTATTAATATTGGTAGCGGTCGTATACTAGCAGGTGGCGGCGGTGGCGGTGGCGGTGGATACGACTGGAGACACACTACTAATGCTAGCCTTAATGACACTGTGTTACCTTCAGGTGCCGGTGGCGGTGGAGCTGCAGGTGCTGGTCTAAATTTATGGAATTTTTATTATTATTGGATAAACAATCCTGCAGAAGCCGCATCACTGGCTCTGTCGTATCGAAAGGTAGGGGCACCGGATGCATATACTCCAATACCTCAATGGAGCCTTGGTGGTAGTCCAGGCTCGTATGGTTATGCTCCTGAAACATTTAGGTTAGCAGGACAAAGTAATGGTATTCCAGCTGGTGGCGCTGTATACCAAGGCAACTATAATGGATCACCTGGAGGCATGGGTAAAGATCCTATCACTAATGATATTTCATATTCTGCAGGAGGTCAAGGTGGTGCTAAAGCCGCAGGTGGCCCAGGCGGCCATCAAACATATTCTAGTGGTGGGTATACACAAGATTTAGGAAAGACAGCTTGGTATCCAGGCGGCAATAAAGGTGGGGATGGTGGGGATGGTGGTGATTATGCATCTAGTGGAGAGGCAGGTCAGGAACCAATTGGTTCAAGAACCCCTTCACCTACATTAACTTACGGCACTGATCGTTTTTGGTATGGTGCTCCAGGTAGAGCAGGAGCTCCGGGTAGGTTAGTAGTGTATTCAGACAATGTCACAGTTAACGTAAAATCAGTAAGACCAAGAAACGTTAAAGGCACAAAAACTAAGATTGATCCAGTATAAGAGAGAGTAATATGGCAAAACTAACAGATGTATTAATAGGCGTAGGTACAACAGCTAACGATAAAAAAGGCGATAGCCTACGTGCTGCGTTCCAAAAAGTCAATGTAGGATTTACTGATTTATATACAAAATTAGGATTAGTCGACGGGAGCGGATTGAATTTAGGTGCGTTTACGTTTACCGGTAGTACAATGAGCACTGATGACAGTACTAATATTGTTATCGATAAACCAATCACAGTCAACGGTGAGATTACAGTAGACGGGGATATTACTCCAAGTGTGGCCAATGGCAGTAACTTAGGATCTCCTACTAAACCGTTCCGTAGCCTCTATGTCAGCAACAACACAATTTTCTTAGGTGGCACAGCATTATCTGTAAACGGTGCAGGCAATCTATTGGTCAACGGCAGTCAAGTCACAGGCGGTACCACAAGTTACAACGACTTGTCAGACAAACCCAACCTTGGCACATACGCTACACAAAACGATATTAACACGGTGCTCAACGAAATAGACACCCGAGTTACGACTATAAGCTATAACAATCTGTTAGACAAACCCAACCTTGCAGGAACATATCAGTTCAGCGTGGCCGCAGATGATTCCACACAGAGAGCAATATCTAATAACGAACTCGTCAAGTTTATAGGTGCTGGAACAGTTACTACCAGCAGCGATGCTGAAGGCAACATCACCATTACTGGATCAGGTGGCTCAAGTTTGGTCAACGGTGCTCGCACAGCGAGTTTGGGATCAGATGGTAGCTTAACCATTCCAGGTGATATCAAGAGCAACGGTAATATCAACATTGACATCAACCTGTCAGACTCAACACTGCGCAGATGGCAGTTTGGGGAAGATGGCAATCTAACATTCC